GATCGAGTTGAAGAAGGACTTCTACGAGAAGAGGCTGAACAAGAGCCAGGAGGAGGTCATAAAGGAGTTGAACAACGACGCCTTGAACGTCCACGTGTGCAGGAACGACTGGAAGCACTACAAGGGGTTCAGGAACTCCTTCTTCGTCGGGATGAACAGGAAGTACGAGTTCCAGGAGACCATGGTGGTCCACTCGTTGGTCAGGGCCCTCCAGTTGTCGGACAACAAGGCGGTCATCTACCCGAACTCGTTGGAGATGACGAACTTGATGGACGACATCGACGAGAAGAAGATGGAGATCGAGAAGTCCTCCTCGCCGTCGACGGTGCTGTTGGACGAGAAGGAGGAGATGGAGAAGAGGCTGATGGACATGTCGACCGACGTGATCGGGTTCATCAGGTTCATCAAGAACAGAGAGGACAAGGTCAGCACCCTGTTCATGATGGACAACATGAAGGAGTTGATGAACATGTTGGACAAGGCCTCGTTGGAGATCGCCTCCATGTCCAGGATGAAGAGGAACTCCCACCCGAAGATGAGGCAGATCAACTTCCACATGGAGGACATCGGCATCTCCTCCAACGCCGAGGACATCCTGAACTTCATGTTCGACCCCTCGAAGGACTTGAGGAACTCGACGATCAACTCCTTCAACAGGTTGATGACGGTCTTCAACTTCGACAAGGAGTTGTGCGTGAAGAACCCGTTCAAGTTCATCAGGTCCACCTTCAAGGACATGGAGTACGGGTACAAGTCCTTCATGGAGTTCCTCAGGTACAACGCCAAGATGGCGAAGAACATCTCGATCAACATGATGTCGGACTTCCCCTGCACCGGGAACCTGTACGGGAACTTGATCAACTACATCCGGTCGAGAATGTCCCCCTTGTACTTGTACTACCGGTCGGAGAACACGGTGGAGGAGAAGGTCGACTTGAACTTCCTGACCTTGATGAGCGTCAACGGCACCTACTCCGAGGCCATCAAGGAGAAGCCGAAGATAATGTCCAACGACAACAGGGTGTCCATGTCCAGGAAGTTGTGCTCCTACGGGGTGAACGTGTGGACCCAGATGGAC